AGCATTGTCATCTGTCTTATGTATACTTGATCTGCAAAAGAGTGTTTTATTTCTAAGTCAGGAGTATCTATGATACTAGTACCGTCCCCACAAAATCCCTCTAAATTATTGTTTGATACAATAAAGTCTTGAATTATATTAGTATTAGCATTTCGTTCTTTTAATTTCATTAAATTAAGATTTTACATAATTGGATGATACCGCAAATAGATTCTTTTGCCCTCCTAGGTCTGTTGTATCGTCTGTACTTAATTGAACTGTAGCAAAGAATCCTTTAATACCACTCATACTAGAGCCTGGAAGAACTTGTCCTGGAAGTCCTTGTGGTATTGTATCTTGATTGTTTAATTTAACACCATTGTTTACTAAGTTAGCAAAATATTTATTATCTTTTAAGTTAAATCCACTCTTATATGTAATACCAGACTCAATGTAAGAGCCTTGGTTGTAACTTCTAATAAAAGATGACTCATCTCTGTATGAGTTATTTAACGAGTCCAAAAGCAACTTTCCTGTTGGGTCTGATAAAAAATAATCTACTTGCCACCCATTAGTTCCTTCGTAATTAATTGTTTGAAAGTTTTTGGATAAAGACACAAGTGGATTAAAAGACAATTGTACTGATGTTGGGTAATACGTTCCGTAAAAAGTACCTCTATTATTAATTACACCTTCATCGTAATGTTTCCAAAGAGAACCTAATTTGCAAGTATAATAAGTACTATTTAATGTTCCTCCAAAACTAGGGTCATAATCCCAAAAACTAGACCAACCATTATTGCTTTCATTAAAAGAAAGTGTATCGTAGTTGTATGATTCTTCCTCCCAGTCTTGCATTGACACAACGTACTTGTCATTATAGTTGTCGTAAGCTCCAACAATTTTATCTGAAATATTACTATAAAAAGTAGCCAATGTAGGAGTAACCCCTCCCTGTCCTGGGAAACTTGTTATGTTTCCGCTAAGAGTTACAGTAACCTGATCAACAACAGAATTGTCTATATCTATAACATATAAAGAATCTGGAAGTATTTCCCCACCAGACAATCTCATTCCATACTGTATTTTTGAAATACTGTATTCTGGAGTACTTGTAAGTGTTAATAAGTTTGTTGGAGTTGCTGGCAATATAGACGGAAGAGATAATTCAATTTGAGTAGTTTTTAATGCCTCTGATATAATAGACAGCTCATCTCTAAAATAATCTCTCATACCATATGCACTTATTTCAGTAAGACCATCTCTTGACAGTCTCATAATTGCGCCTCTGTTTTTGTCGGAAAAGTACATTCTACCACCTTTAAATGCAAACGACTCAGGGTTGTCACTTATACCGTACTCTCCGTTATATTGATTTATCTGCCCCAAGACAAGTTGAGATGCTGTAAGTGAAGGATTACCGTCAGCTGTGTATATTGCATCTTTATCAATCAAGGCGTTACTAACTTTGTCTTCTTGAAATATTATTAAGTTTGTATCTGTCGTGTAAAGCTTTTGTATTGAACCATACCTAGGGTCAACTTCTTTTGTTATATTTTCTCCCGTAGAAAAAACGTTGGTTTCGTTCACACCACTTCTAGCATTGTACAATCCAGAGTATATTAAACCATTTGAAAGCGAAAGCTCGGTATCCTCTGATTCGGATAAATAAGCCTTTGGCCCAAAGTCAACTTGCTTGTTGTTATATCCACCTCTTATTCTAGACTCCTCAATATACCAAGACACACCATTAGATGGTATCGTAGAAGATGCAAGCAGGGGGAATTGAGGGTATCCCACTGGATTCCAAGGAAGAGCAGGCCAAGTAGCAGCTCCTACTGATAGTGTAGGGTAACCAACATCAGGGTCGTCAGAATCACTTCCTTGTATTACTTTTTTTAGTAAAAAAGAATTAAAGTATGTTATCTCTTCAATAAATCCCATATTTTTTATTATAAATTATTTTTATTATAAACTTATTAAATTTAACTTGGACCATTATAAACTAGTACATCAATAGATAGACGCTCAAATCCTTTTCTATTTCTACCCCAACCAACTGCAACTCCAGAAGCATCTGTTGAGGAGTCATAAACTCTAAAAAACAATCGATACTTAGTGGGAGCACCTCCCCCTGCTTTTTGTTGATATACTATATTATCATTATTGAACTGAAGAAGATATTTTCCGTTTGGTGCTTGTATAAGTCGAAATGTATTTTTCATTTCGGGATAATAGGTAAAACCCGAATCTTGACCTTTCCTCCATCTTTGAGCATAAGTATTATTTGTTAAATCCACCCACTTTGAGTTATTAGCATATGCTGGGGGTTGTCTCCAAATATCCTCAAACCTTAATGCCTCTAAAGTAACAACCATTCCTTTCTTTTTGTCAGAATCATCAGGTGAAGCGGAGCCATTGTTAATGTTAAAGACTTCTAAATCGTTCCATCCAGAATTGCGTTGTCTTTTAGCTATGTCTGGAAGGTTAGGAATCATCCTAGTGACTCTCCTACCATTAGGTCCTACACCTTCAATTGGGCTTGGGGGATTTCTGTACGCAGCATAAACAAATGGTTGGCTACTCCAATAACTAATACTAAACCCTTGTACATTAGCAGGATTGTAAGTAAGAGGACTTAAAATTTCAGATACAAAGTTAAGACCTGGTTTAGCCGTACCTAAACACCACTCTAAAAATTGTGGTGCGGAAACTGTTTTGCCTTCAACTATTGGCTGTACGTTTATTAAATCATTATTAGAAGACTCCTGTATATCTATAGAATAGTTTTTTGTGACAGAACCCTCTGTTACTGCGTTTGTAAATTTAAAATTAAAAATATAACTATTTGTTTCATAACTTCCAGCAGTGTGAACGAAATATTTGTCTGCATTTACTTTAATTCTAAATTTCTTCGTATTTAAGTTTTGTTCTAACGAAAACAAATTTAAATCTTCAACTTTCCAAGGAGGGCTTGACCTATTCCTAATACTAATTATTTCTCCTGTTATAACAGAGTTAGAATCAACAGCAGCAATGTCGCAAAGAGATACTCCTTCATTTGTAACTATGTCAAAATCTGATGGAGTTGCAAAAGATAAAGGTTGTGTTGACTCAGACAAGGACCACGACCAACCATTTATACTAGCTGGCCTAAAACTGCTTTCTGCTGTTTTTATTTCGTTATTTAAGTCAGATATTAATCCTCCAGTTCCTGTTTCATAGAATATATCTATGTTGGAATTTACAGCCTCAGTTTCATATACATTAAGCCTGACTTTATTAAAATTAACTTGAGATTGATTTGATGCTACAACATCTCCTCCTGGTGCACCTATCAGCTTCTGTGTAGATACTTTTGCAATGTATGGGTTTGCCCCTAAGTCTGTGGTGTTGTAAACTGTAGAGGCTCCTGTACCTGTAGATGTACTAGGTATGCCGTAAAAGGGAGAAACATTATAATCTCCACCATCATTAGTTTTGTTCATTCCAACCTCATCCCTAGTGCCTATTAAAACAACCTTGTCTGGAGTTGGGCTAGGTAAGAATTGTTTTGAGGTTGCAGCAGTATCACTAAATTCATTATTAAAAACACGACCATATAAATTAGCAGAGCTTGAGTACTGTAAATCTTGTGCTCCTACTTCTTTTAAGTCTCTAGGTACTTTGTTTATGTTGTCTGAAAATAATGTTATGTACGCTACTCCTGAAGAAGAAGTTAATCCTCCAGCGTTTAACTGAGGAGCAAAATTTAATATGGTAGGTAAGTAAACATTGTAATAGTCTTGTTCTTTTTGTTGTACAACTACTTTGTAGGTATACCAACCTAATGGATTTGTTGCACTATATAATCCTGCATACCCTGGAAGGTATCCTTTGTCTTCTGGAATTGGTGTTAAAAAGTCTAACTTCAACGACTCTCCCCTGTAAACACTTTTATCAAGACTGTCAATAAATCCTCCTATAGTTTCGTAAGGAGTATATATAGTTGAGTTTTTAGATGTAATAACATCTGATTGCCTTCCAAACTTATCTACTAAAACAATGCCAACCTTATAAGACCTATTTTGTTTTACAACACTATTGGGGTACTCTAACTCGCTTAAAGAATTTAAATTTCCAAGTTTTGGTTTCTCTGAACTAATAATACTATAATCTAATGTTGTTGGTCTTGCAGTTCTAACTAAATAGTTTCCATAAATAACTCTATTGCCAGAAACTTCTTGAGCTTTTGCTCTTATTGGTATTTTATCAGAAGCCCTTGTAGACTCTTTTGAAGTTAATGTCTTGACTGGAGATTGAGAAGTATATGTATAAACGTACTTATTAGATGTTCCTAAATTTAAGTCATCAGTAGATATACTTTCTAATACTTGAATTGATGTTTTGTCAGATTCCTTATAAAGTATTTCTATTTCTCTAACATTTAAATCTTTTGTTAATTGTGCAGAAGAAGATATACCTTCAGGCATAGGTATTGATAAGTCTACTTGATTTATTTTGTTTTCAAAAAAACTAACAATACTGCTTTTTATAGCGTTATTTTCGTCTGAATTTGCATCTTCATCGTTTATACTAGATGGTACTTTGTCTTCTAAAAAGTATCCATCTTGGTTTGGTATAAATACAATTTGAGAGAAAGGAGCATCTAAAGAGTACTCATTGTCATCGTACTTAAATCTGTAACTAAACCTTATGAACCTATCTGATATAAAATTTGTATCTCCTTTAAATAAACTATTGTAGTATGGGTTCCCTCCAAGAACAACTTTTTTGCCTATAGTTAAATTAAGAGTTGCTGTTGTGTGAGTAATTTTATAATTACCACCATCTTCTTCAACATTGGTTACAGTTACTCCACTTGAAGGAAGAGTTTCTGGGTTATTATTACTAGCCAAAACATACAATGTAGACCCTATCCAATTTTCATTTACAGCGTCAGATGTAACAAAATAGTCAGTTGCTGTATCCAAAGGGGACGCCATTGTTAAAGTTTGAGTGAGCGGAAGGTCTATAGACGTAACGTCTTTCATTGTATTTTCCTTCTCAATATTAATATCTCTAACTATCAATATTGCGTTTATTGTGGTTCCAAGAGATGGAGAGTCGTAGAAATTTAAACTTGAAGGAGATGAGAATGATAATTCTTGGTCTTCGCTTAAACCTTGACCTTTTTCAATTACAATAGCAGCAGACAACCAACCACTTATAAATGTAGCTTTAATTTCTAAATCACCATAAGTTGCATTAGTAAAATTAATGTCACCATCAAAAGCAGTAGCAGGCAAAGCTGTTGTCTCTGCATAAACTTGATTTTTTATTTCTAAAGAAGTGTTTGGCTGTAAAGAGTAAGGTGTTATGTCTGGAGTTACCTTGTTCTTAAGAAAACTAATTGGCTTCCAGGGGTAATACTTTGCAACAGATACATCTTCTTCTTTTGAGTAATATGAAGTATCTCCAATAGCAGTGTTTACATTTATTTTTCTTGGTTGATTTCTATCGTCTGTAAAAAATAATAAATCTTCAATTAGGTTTATCCCTAAAACAGGATTACCTTTTGCAAAATTTAAAAAACTACCACTAACTAGTGTTGTACTTCTGCTTGAACTTACATCATACATACATATGTAATGATGAGATGTTGATGGAGCATAAGTAGATAAACCATCAGAAGAAGAATCATTCCAATCTGTTATGAATGCAAAAATTCTATTATTTGTAGAGTCAATAAAAAATCCTATTATCTCTAAATTAACCCCCTCTAGCTCTACACCATTAAAAGCAAATGATGTCTCTATAGAGTTGCCACTAACATTTTGTAATAATCCAGAATCCATTCCTTCTGAATTTATTACTTCAGCATTTCTTGCATCTATGTATTCGTTTTTAGATATAAGCCTAGGGTTAAGGTCTTTATTCATCTTAGCCCCTGTAAATATATTTTTAACCTCAGCCATATTTTACGATTTTATCCATTTAGATTTACCTCTCATTACTTGAGTTATTTCCTCAAGTTTAATATTAGACAATCTTATTTTAGCATTTCTTAGCTTTGCGCTTCTCTCTCTTTTTAATCTATTAACGATGTACTCAGGTTGATTAATTCTTGTAGAAATAATTGCGTGGCTTATATGGGCGTACATAGCCTCTTCTATCATCTTAGGGACCCTAGTATCCAAGTCGTACGCTAAACCGTCTGAGATGTACTCTATGACGATTAGACGGTCTTTTAAATTGCTTGAGAATGTAAACACTCCTCTTACTTCATCAATTCCAAACCATCCGTTGCTTTGAGTTAATGATGGGTCCAAACCGTATCTTTGACCATAAACGCCTCCCCAGTATATGTTTTGCATATTAATTCCATTAACGTCAAGACCTTCGTTAACAGAGTCCGCATTAAACAATCCTGTTATTTTTTTATCGTCAGCAGTTCTCCATCTTTCTACTGTTTGTGGTGGATCTGTGTCTACGTTCTCCTCCAAGTTGTCTTGAACTATTTGCCCTGTTGAGTCTTGCTCTGGAGCTTGTGCTGGATTTATTGTAAGGTTTGTGTTTGGGTATATGATTCTTTTTACACCTAGCTGGTCAATCCAAGATAGCCTGACGTAGTTTACATAGTCTTGTGGTATAACAGCAGTCAAGCTTGGAGATATAGTTAGTTCTTGAGACTTAATAGTTCTCAATGTATCGTAACTAAACTCTTGCATACCACGCTTTGCGTGAAATATTATATCTGTTCTTTTAGCACTTGGTATAAGTTTACCTGCCCCAATGTAAGCAACCATAAAGTTATTAATAACATCATTTAATGATGTGTATTGATACCCTCCGTAATTACCTTCTATTGCAGTCTCTATAAGATTAATAATAATCTCTGCATTATTAATAGGTGCTACTGTAAATGTAATTGTATTTGTTGCAGATAAAGCATAGTTAGTTACAAGAGTACCATTAACTGTTACAGAAAAGTTTGTGTTAGAGACCCCTGTTACTGTTGCAATTAAGTTAGTATTAAATGTAGATACGAAAATTCTTGTACTTCCATCCCCAACGAAGGACTGCTGTCCAGCGTAGTATTGTGCATTAGTTTCGGTGACTAAACCACCATTTGGATTTGACATATTTTATTAGCTTTTTTCGTTTATTTCATCTCTTTGTACTTGGCTTGCAGCAACCTGTATAATCTGTGGGTCTTTTATAACAACACCAAAGTAAAATAATGTTCTAAGTATAAAGTTAGTCTGCTCTGAAATATCTAACTCTATCTGAGTGGAACCATACGTGCTGTTTCCATTAAAGTCTGATGCCTGTAAAAGTATTTCAGCAGGACCACTTCCTCCTCCCAGAGCAGTTGCATCTACAGTAATTTGTTGACCTCCTGATGGTAGGTAGTTTATCCCTGGCTTAATAACATCAACACTTGAAATAACTCCATTATCTACCGTAATTGAAAGTTGCAAGTCGGAGCCTGGACCAAAGGAGTTCCATTCAGGGAACAAAGGGTCATTAACAATTCCTCCATATGTACCATCTACATAGTCTTCAACTGAACTAATAACGCTATTTGTTAGCGAATTAGGTCCTGTGTTTATAGAAGTTACATTGTATACTGAGTCATCATATATGTATTGCCCAACACTACCAACAGAGTATCCCCATCTAGGTTCAGAAGGTATTCTTAAATAGCTAACACCTATTGATGATGTTATTGTATTTGGCTTTACATAAAGCCTGTTGTTCTCAAGTAAGTATGTTGGAAATGATTCTGTGGATTTTGTTAGGGGAGATTTTTGAATGTTGTAGAACTCCATTCTTTGAAGTCTTTGTAGTTCTACTTGGTCTTTGTACGTTACAGTCCCTAGCCTATAGATTGGCAAGTCATTGCCTGCTTCTTTTAATTCAAAGTATGTATCAGATGGAACATTCGCATTATACGTTGTACCACCAAATGTTTTAAATATTGAAATCTTTTCATCAATATTGGCAATTCTGTCTGCGTAATCTGTATCGCTTTGAGGAACTCTTAACTGTTGGTTTAAGTCATCACTGTATTGTTCAAATATTTCTAATTGAACTTGGTTAGAAATTCTATTGAACTCATCTGGAGTAACATAGCCTCTTTCTTCTTTGTTAAGTATTAACAATACAGTCTTATATACCGTATTTATATTTATTGCCATATTAATATTTTGTTTTATTTACAAAGATAGGCCAACCGAAGTTGACCTACCCCTATAAATATAGTTACGTATTAAGAGAATTTTTTCTCTATACTTTTATAAACTAGCATACCCTCGTCAGTTTTAAACCAACTTGCTAATGCAGAGTATGGATGTTCATCAAAAGGAACAGTCATAAGCTTCTTGCCATTGGCAGCCCAAGCAAATGTTTTCTGATCTGATGATAATTTAATTATCCCTGCTTCTGCTGCTTTAATACCAAAACTTCTAAGTTCTACATTTTCGTCATGTGCTAAACTTATAAATAAAGGTGGGTTGCTCTTAGCTAGCAACATTAAATCTCTTTTAAGTTCCTTGGTACTCATTTTGGATACAACGCTTCCTAATTCAGTTCTTAGTATTGCCTCAGCATGATCTACATCAAGAGTATTAGCTAAGTTTAAAGCCTCTATTTCAATTTGAATGTTATCCAATTCATTTACAGCATTTGCAACTTCATCTTGCTCTTTAAATGTTATACCTCTTTGTGGGTGATATAAAGATAGTAATTTTTGTAAATTCTGTTTGTTCTTAGGAACCATTAACACTCCTTGTCTAAACATAATATGAGCAAGAGTTACTGGACCTTTTTGTTCATCCACAAATGGAGACACTTGATTTGTAGCGTATCTTAACTCTCTTTCGTAACCTAGCTCTTCATCAAAATACATCATTGGATGCATTCCTGAGTGTTTACTAGCTAATGTCATTGTTAATGGGCTTTGATTATTTGCAAGGTAGTATCTTCTATCCTTTATTTCCCAAGTATTTTTTGTTTTTTCTTTTGCTTTTGTAGCCATGATATATAATAAAATTTAATAAAAAATAAATAAAACCTGGAGTCGCAATATGCGACCCCAAGTAATATTTGTTGTTTGCAATTATGCAGCTGTGAACAATACGAAATTGTTAGCAGCTTGAGTTACTAAACATCTCTCAGATAAGAAACTTACTTCCATTTTATCAAAAGTAGAAGTAGAAGCTCCTCCAACAGAACCAGTAATCCAAGACTTCATTCTTCTATCGTCAGCTTCAGAAGCTCTGTAACGTACGTGCAAGAATGGTCGTCTGATGTTAGTACCTAACATTTGATCGTAAACTGTGCTTGTTCCAGCAGGAACCATAACACCTTTAACGTTATCAATTAGCCCACGAGTTGTAGCATCGTTTAAGTATTTCCAATCAGTCTTGTAAAAGTCGTAAGAACCTCTTCTGAAACCGTCAAATCCTAAGTTCAATGCCATTTCTTCAGAGTTTTCAAATACACCGTAAGATGTACCACCTGCTCCGTAAGAATTTTGTGCAGCTAACATATCATCAAAGTCTAAAGAAGTTTCTCGGTCTAAGAATAACATATTCTCTTCGATTGCTCCCTGCTTATCAAGATTTTGTAATATAAAATCAAAGTCTTGCAAAGCACTTCGTGTTCCAGCACCAGCTGTTCCAGTTCCATTTGCGTAGTTTTGGTATACGTTACCTCTTGCAGTAATAGCAGCAAAAAGACCCTCAGTACCAGCAGTAGTAATTCCTGCTCCTAAAGCAGACTGAGAAACAACTCCAGAACCAGCAGTAGCAGTTTCTCCTTCAACAACAGCCATCTCTAAGTAATCTTGGAAACGTAATCTTGTTTCTCCTTCAGACTTCAAGTACCATAAGTATCCGTTTGTTCCATCTTCAGCAGCAACTTCAACCCATCCAATTTGTGCAGCATCAGAACCACTTATTTCATAAGTATCCTTAATGATAATTGGCTTGTTGTTATACTGTGTGAATTGAGCATCAAGAGAACCAACCATTCCGTCTGTACCTTTTCCAAACTCAGAGCCGTAAACAAATAAGTTTACATCAGCAGTAGTTGCTGCTCCTACCGTAAGACTAGATAAATCAGCTGTAGTGTAAGATAATACAGTAAATGATCGAGCAGCTTGGTTAATAGCAGATACGTAACACTTTAATGTCAAAAGTCCAGTAGCTGCATCAGCAACAACAATAGTATTACCTATTCTTATTGACATATTGTGGTCAGAACCTAAAGTAATAGTTGAACCAGTAGTAGTTGTAGCTCCAGTAAGTTCAACACTTAAGTCTCCTGTTCCGTTCTCATAACCAATGTGTAATCTGTTTTGCTCAGACCAAATAACTTGGTCAGAAGTCATTGGCATTTCTGCTCCAACCATACGTAAAAATCCAGATAAAGTTCTGTTTCCGTATCGCTCTACCTCAGCTTCATAAAGCTCTGGTAAGTACTGCTGTGCAAAATCGTTTCCGCTTCCGTCAGCAAAGTTTAAATAATTTGATGCCAAAGCAGATTTAGTTGGCATTGGTCTTAAGTTAAATGCACCTAGTGGGTCTACACCCGTTCCAAATTGTCCCATTTGTTTTTGTTTTTTGTTTTTTTAATTGTTAAATTGTGATTTTTTAATCTTTAATTTTGAAGAGTCTATACCGTTTACGGCTTTAACTTTAAGACCATTAATAAAAACACTGTCACTTGCTGTCTGCCTTGGAGTGTCTGAAATGTTCTTTGAACTATTTACAACATCTTTGACGGCATCTGCTTTACCTTGCTCATAAAAATGACTTGCAATCTGATCCATATTCTCAGCAGCGTGCATTGCCTTGTGATAGCCCTTGTGGTCTGAGACCTCCCCTTTGTCATTCAGAAACTTTCCGATGAAGTTGGTCATGTCAGACTGTTGCTGTGCAATTTTTGTTGGGTTGTTTACACCATATCTAAATTTCTTCTCTCCGATGTTGTATTCAAAACCTTTGAAATCATCATTTAAAAGATTAGATGTGGCTTGTTTAAACCTGTCTTTTCGCTGCTTTGATAAGTCTTGCTCTTCATTGTATCGGTTGAAAAAGTCCATTGCTTTTTTCTGCTCTTGGGTTACGCCTGGTCTTAACTTAATCTCATCGTAATATTTACCCTTCAAGTCTTCCAAAAACGTCTTCGCTTCTGCAACCTCCTCTTTAAACGCAAGCTTTCGTTTGCGTATGTCTCTTTCTTCATCTAACTCTTCGTTATACGAGAAGTTATCTTCTAAAAGGAAATTTATCTCATCATCATCAAGATGTGGTTTGCTTTTTCTATAGTACTCTTTCAACAATGTATTGTTATCTACTGTGCTGTAATCTGCATTTAATCTAACATAGTCTTCAACATTGCCACCTGTTTCTTCCATAAATGAAACAAGTTTTTCAATATTTTCAGGAAGTGGCTTTCCAGAAACACGTTCGTCTCTAATTGCTTCTTTTATTTCTTTAGTAACTTCTTTTACTTCCTCTTTTATTTCTTTTTCTTCTTCTTCTGTTATTTCTTGTATCCCAGAAAACCCTTCATTTTGAATGGAGCTTTCCCCTGATGATACTTCTGCTTCCACTTCTGATACAATTTCGGCTGGTTTATCTGCAACCACGTTTGTTGCTTCTTGCTCTTTATTGGCATCTTCTGATTTTATTTCAACTTTTGTTACTTCAGGCTCAGTGTCTTTTTCTTTTTTAGACAAATCTACTTTAATAACTTCAGGTTGTTTAACTAACTTTTTCATTGATGGCTTCTTTTTTATTTTAAAGTCGCCCTCTTGTTTTACTTCTTCTGACATAATATAATATAATATAAATTAAAAAAATTATTTTGGATCAAACTGACCTAGGCCAAAGTTTCCACTTAATGTATCATTGCCTTTTGATTCAAAGTTTTTTGGCAATAAATTGTTTTGTCTTTGTTCAATCATTTCTGATTGTTGAGTTCCAGATATTCTTGTTCTTTTATCTTTTCTGTCTTCAATTTCTTGCTCTCTTTTGGTCTCAGATTTTATTTTTGCTTGGGCTAATTGCATATTAAAGTTAAACTCCTCAGCCATAAGTTCTCTCTTTATCTGAGCCTCTGTTTGCATTCTCTGTATCTCAAACTGAGACTTAGCTTGCTCAATGCTTACCTTCTCTGCTGTTAACGCTTGTTGTTTTTGAACCTCAGACATTGCTGCTTTCTCTGCAAGTTCTGCATTAGCTTGTGCTTGAGCCTGTATGTTATTTTGTTGAGCCTTTTCGGCAGCCTTTTGCTTTTTCTTTCTTTTATTCTTTAGCATTTCGTTTGCTAACTGAATGTTTTTTATTTGCCTAATATCTATTGCGTCCTCAAGGTCTATTCCTCCAGTCTGTAAGGCAACTTGTATATTCTGTTCTAATTGAGCCTTAATTTCATCGTCTGGCTCTAACTCTAAGAATATACCAAAGTCATGTAAGTTTAAGTCTTTAATTTCAGATAACGTTGCTACGTTGTATTGGCTAATACTATTCTGTAAAGAATTATTTGTTAAAGCAAAACCTAAAGAGTCTGCAATTCTTTTAGAGATGTTTTCACACGTTCTAAGCGTTAAATAAGAGCTTGCCTGTAGTATGTGTCTCGTTGCAACATTGGATTGATTAGCGGCCATCTTTTGAAGTCCTACGAGTGCATCTTTAGATGGTGCTGAACCATCTCTTGCCTCATTTAATCCTGTAACGTCTCTTATCATTTGTAAATAGTACTGATAAGTCTGTATTAAAGAATTTATTTTTGCGCCTCCGCTTGATGTCTGAAGTTCTTGGATTGGAACCTTTCCTCTGTTTAGTTCCCCATCTTGGGTCATAGACCTACCTAACACACTACCAGTTTGGAAGTACATATTTAAAGCTTCAGCTGCGTTGTAATTTGTTCCATTACCTAAGTCTACTTCTGCCAATCCATCTACATCTAAGAATACTCCATCAGGAACCATCCTTGACATTACTTGCTGTAGTTTAAGATGAGTTAATTGAATCATATCTGCAAATCCAGTAATTTTATTTACAACAGAATCAATTCTTCCGTTGTACATTCTTGGTGCACATATTGCATAGTTCATCTCAACCTTAGTTGTGTCAGCAAAAGGTCTTGTCATGTTTTCTGCAAGTTTCCATTCTAACATTTGGTTGTTACCTAGAATTTTTGCTCCACTATAAAGAACCTCTATACTCCTAGATACTTTTTTAAATGTATCGCTTTCTGGGGGGTTAAACTCATCATTCTTTTCTATGGCTTTCTCCAACCCGTTTGGACCTTGCTTTATTTTAAATACTTGACTATTGTAAGTCTTGTACTCAAAGTATAATACTTGAACAGTATTTTCATCGTAAGCATTCCACCCAGTAATCATTTGTCTATTCCCAGGCATATCCTCTATGCGCTTTAACTCATCGTTAGGTATGTTTGGAAATTGTTTTTTTAACTCAGGTATTGTAACAGACTTCACTTCTCCAACATAGTATATATCTTCAAAGTTTGGGTCGTCTGTGTAAGAGTAAACCATTCTAGCTGGGTCACAGTACTCAGTAACAACACCATTAGCTTTGTTCCAATTAGTCTTTACAGCTCCAATACCTAGTACAGTTAAATCGTAATTGTATCTTTTTCTTACTTCATCAAATTTGTTCTTAGCAAGAACTTGATTTATAACTTCTTCTTCAGCTATTTCAATTGACTGCTTATAGTCTAGCTGCATATGAAGCTCTAACTCTTGATTATCTTCAGGTAAACTTTCGACATCATTAGTATTGAATGCATCAACACCAATACTTTTTTGCAACTCCATTAAACCTTCCTTAGCAGCCATGTCCTCCATTATAGCTGTTGCATAATCAGTTCTTTCTTTTAATGCTTTTGGGTCTTGAGCATAAGCCTTTATTTCGTATTTCTTTTCAGTCATACCGTTTGTGACAATATCTACAAACTTTGAAATAACGGGTACTGGCTTCCAATCTAAGTTTAAATAAGACAAGTCTCCATTTATAGCTAACTCATCTTTATATTTCTGTACAGGTTGCTCACCTCTTGCGTAAAGTTTTAACGAATGAAAATGGTTATAATTTGTTGCAAATCTATTTCCATTACCTCCTTGCCTAAACCACTCTGACTCAATGGCTCTACCAACTTGAACGCCATACTCGTAGCTTGATTTTTCTGCGTCACTAACAACTTGGCTAGGAAATACACTGTTTGGGTTTGCGCCTACGTTCATTTAATTTATTATTTTTGAATAACTT